AAACGATGAACAAACAATTGTATTCAACACCATTCGGTCGCCTTGTTAAGATAAACTTCAAGACGCTAACGAACTTCAAGACAGCGTTACGCATAAGCGACCCGACGGCAAGACTTTACGTCGCACACCCAGAGCGAATGAGAATAAAAGACTTCAACAACATCTGCTTACACACAGGTCTTTCACGCGAAGACGTATTCTCAACATTCACACCTACAAAACATATAAACGAAGAAAATGACTAACGAACAAATAAGACAGCAAATGCTTGACATGATTCCATTTGCACATATGGAACGATTCGAGACACTATGGACGATGCTTACTCCGAAATACGAGCGTTTAAGCAGCGAACAAATCAAGATACAACAGGAACTTGAAAACGAACGTGAAGCGTTCTGGAGCGCATTAGAAGATGTAACGTGCAGCGTGTTAGGTATTCAATCACAAACGCTATACACGACGACAAGACGACGGGAAATCGTAACGGCAAGACAAATGATTTTCTTTTTGATCCGTCCGTGTTACTTCCAGTCCTACGATTCAATAGGAAAGCACTACGGCAAAGACCACGCGACAGTGATGCACGGAATCAAACAAGCGACTTGGCAAATTGAGATGGACAGGACGTACCGCGCAACTGTTGAACGCATTTGTTTCTTGATGAATGAAATGGGTTATGCTAAACCTATCAAGTTTTTCACTAAATTTGTCGAACACATCGAGCATCAACGTGAACTCGAAGTGAAAAGAAGAGCGAAACTAAACCTATAAAATCAAACAACTATGAAAAGCGACTTAACATTTTGTCCGAACTGCGACAAAGAACTTTTAGGCGAACGCGTTGACTTCGTCTTGCAAGACCAACAATTCGAAGACTGGGACTCGGCTTACGAATTTCTCGACAACGAAGGCGAAATCGTTTTATGCGACGACTGCCACGAATGGGACTACGCAGACGACGACGCGAAAGGGGAGGGTTGGGACTGATGATACCATTTCACAAAAGCGTCAAATGCTACCGCCTGTTCTATGGTTACTCGCAAGAGTACCTTGCCTACAAGTTAGGCATTGAACAAAGCAATTACTGTCTTCGAGAACAAGGCACAACGAACTTCAAAGACGCGGAAGTTGACATACTAAAAGAACTGTTTAAAATAGAAATAAGAGAGGAGAAAATATAATGTTAATACTACAACTCAAAAAGAGAATTGAAATTCTCGAAGCGCAGGTTAAAGAACAAGACCAGAAGATAAACGATATACTTATTCGCTTGTCAGTTCCAACAAACACACCAACGCTAATAGCGAAAGAAAAGAAGTCACCATTCAAGAAGCCAACAGTCGTAGAGATATTCGACTACGCGTGTGAGAAGTTAAGCAAGGACGATGCGCTTGTATTTACCGAGAAATTTCATGCACACTATGAAGCCAACGGTTGGAAGGTGGGAAGGAATCAAATGAAGGACTGGAAGGCTGCCGTTCGGACGTGGGACTTAACTAAATTTGCAACAACAAACCAAACTCAAACTAAAATCAAAAATGGAAAATTCGATTCCGATGCTGCGCAACGCATCTACGCAGACGCTCACAATTACACAAAGGATTGATCGTGCAGAACGCGAAAGCGCGTTTGTAGCCGACTACGACCTTCCGACATTCGTTAAACTTTGCTCGAAGGTTTGCGCTATGTACGGAATAGCACTTCCAGAAGCGCAACTACTCCAGATGCTGCACGAATTTATAGGTAAACACTTTCGTTGGGTGACATTTGAACACTTCAACCTTGCGTTCGAACTAAATGCAGCAAACGAACTGTCAAAGAAGTGCGAACACTTTGGAGCGTTGAGCGTGTCTTTCATTGGTGACGTTTTGACGCACTACAAACCACACAGAGACAAGGCGAATCTACAAATTCAGCGTGAAATAGCGCAATCAATAGAAGCAAAATCACAACAAATAAAAGAAAACGAAATGGCGGTGAACGACGACAGCTGGAGAAGAATGTTGAAAGAAGATATTGACAGCTTCAAACAAGGCAAATACACGACTTTAGAATTGCGAGGTGTGTCAATGATGCGGTGGCTCGAAGAAAGTAAGCGTATAACGGCTGAAACATTCACAGATGAAGAATACAATCTTTGTAAAGCGAAGGCACGAAAGACAGTCTTCAATGAACAGCAACTTTCAAAAGGAATGGTTGAGCGAATGAGCGACAGGAAGCGTCAACTACTCAAAGAATCGATTCAGTTTGAAGGCTTCCGTGAGTTGTACAAACTTTATTTGTCAAAGCAATGAAGCACGGCTCACTATTCAGCGGAATCGGTGGATTCGATTTAGCTGCCGAATGGATGGGATGGGATAACATCTTTCACTGTGAGTGGATGCCATTTCCTCGCAAAGTTTTAAATCATTATTGGCCTAATTCTATAAGTTATGAAGACATCACAAAAACAGATTTCACTATTCACCGAGGAACAATTGACATCCTTACCGGTGGATTCCCTTGCCAACCATACTCAAGCGCAGGCAAGCGACTTGGGAAAGAGGACGAGCGACACCTCTGGCCGCATATGCTCAGAGTCATTTCAGAAGTTAAGCCAACCTACGTCGTGGGCGAAAACGTTCGTGGACTTACTAATTGGAATGGGGGAATGGTCTTCGAAGAAGTGTGCGTTGACTTGGAAAGTCAAGGGTACACCGTACAACCGATATTATTGCCAGCTTGTGCCGTTGGCGCACCGCATAGACGCGACCGAATTTGGTTCGTTGCTTCCGACACCTTGCGCGTTCGACAGCACGAACGCTCGTGCGACAATGAAGAGCAGCCAAATAAAAGAAGGTTCAATGCACTCAATGACACTTCCGAGAATGTTGAATATGGGATTGCTTCCAACACCAAACGCATTGAAGGAAGGAATGATGTATTCAATGCACGAAATGGGTGGATCCAAGAATTGGACAAGAAAATATTCTGGAATGAATTTCCGACTCAACACCCCGATTTGTAGCGGAGATGATGGGCTTTCCCCCAAATTGGACGGAATTACCTTTCCTAAATGGCGACAAGAATCATTAAAGGGTTACGGCAATGCAATCGTTCCACAGGTTGCTTATGAAATTTTCAAGGTAATACAAAGACTAAATGCAACCGTATAAACCAACATACCTGCCGCGTCAAATCGAAGCGTTGAACTACTTGAACACCGATAGCATCGTGGAGCAAGTTCTTTATGGTGGCGCGGCAGGGGGTGGCAAGACAAAGCTCGGTTGTATGTGGCAGATACAACGCCGTTTGAAGTACGCAGGGACACGTTCTCTTATTGGACGTAGCAAATTAGACACTTTGAAAAAGACGACGTTAAACACGTTCTTTGAAACGGCTGAGGAGTTTGGATTGATAGCGAATAAACACTACACGTTCAACGGACAATCCAACGTGATAAAGTTCTTCAACGGAAGCGAAATTGTTTTGAAAGACTTGTTCGCTTACCCTTCGGACGTAAATTTCAATTCACTTGGATCGTTAGAAATTACAGATTACTTTATTGACGAGTGTTCCGAAGTAACTGAAAAGGCGGTCAGCATCGTTCACTCCAGATGCCGTTACAAGTTAAACGAGTTTGGGTTAATTCCCAAAGGTTTCTTGTCGTGCAATCCTGCGAAAGGGTGGCTTTACAACGAGTTCTACATGAAGAACAACCGAAACGAATTGCCTTCACACCGCGCGTTTGTGCAAGCGTTACCGCAGGACAATCCATTCTTACCTGTGGCTTACATTGAATCGTTACGTCGCCTTCCCGAATACGACCGCAAAAGACTTTTAGAAGGGAACTGGGAGTTCGACGACGACAGCGACAAGTTATTTCAAACGGAGAACTTACTTCGAATGTTCCGCAACGAAGTAATCAATGAAGGCAAGAAGTATATCACAGCCGACATAGCGCGATTCGGTAAGGACAGAACCATTATTTGCGTTTGGGAAGGTCTAACTATCATCGACATAATTGAGTTGAATAGAGCCGCTATTGACGAAGTTGTTAACCGCATACGCCTTGTCATGAAAGACCACTCAATTCTTCTGCAAAATGTTATCGCAGATGAAGACGGCATCGGCGCGGGAGCCGTTGATTATTTGAAGTGCGTAGGATTCCAAAATGGATCAAAACCAAAGCACGCGCAATACCAAAATCTCAAAAGCGAATGTTACTATAAATTGGCGCAATATGTTGAAGAAAATAAGCTCACTATTTTAGTGAACGGACGCAAGGAACAAATCGTCAAGGAGCTGGAAATGATTAAGCGACACCGCGCGGACGTGGAAGGAAAATTGCAAGTAACCCCGAAGGATGTAATCAAGAACCGCGAAGGCATTTCTCCAGACGTTGCAGACGCGATAATGATGCGAATGTATTTCGAACTTAATCCTTCTTATGGTCAGTATGTTGTAGGTTAGCATAAGTTGGTTATATTAGCACAAATAAAACAAAACAAATGAATAAAATAATGAGTAAATTTTTTAAAGGAACTGAAATTGCGATTGCGATTCTTCTTTTTATTGCACTTGGGTATTCAGTTATTACTGGAACTGAAATAGGAAAAGTTATAGACGTTGATTTTTGGACATTATCCTATCTAATTTCATTAACCACACCTCGTATTCTTAGCGAATCTGAAGACGAAAAAACAGAACAAGAATGAAACAAACACCACTATACACGTCACTAAAAATGACACAGGAACGCGAACGCGAAATTGTGAACTCAATGGCGACGTATTTTCAACAAGGAAAGGTTCTTGGCGACATTCTCCTTGAACTTTCACAGCGCAAGGATATGAACGCAAAGGAGAAAGTATATCTTGCGTTAATGATAGGTTCAATGATGTCTAAACCGAATGAACAAAAGTAATTTACTCACGCAAGTTGTCGCTGAATTAGAAGCGCGTGAAGCGAAGGGAATTGAAACGTACGGAACAACGTTAGACCGAACCGACTTAACGCGCTCAGAATGGCTGCAACACGCGTACGAGGAAGCGTTAGACCTTGCGTTGTATTTGAAGAAACTAAAAATTGAAGAAGATGGAAATTAACAAAACACCTGTTGCATACTTTTTTCACGAGTTAGCCGACATAAAAAAAAATGTTCCTTATGAATTACAAGCCGAAACTATTACGAACTTATATGCTTATTGCAGACGCGTAGAAAAAGAAATGCTAATTGAATTTGCTGAATTTGTAGCGAAATACCCAGACAAAAATAGAAACGCAAACAATGAAATGTTACACGCAAAATCGAAGTACGACGGAGCAGAAAGGACGGTTGATTTATTAGACGAATTTTACATTCAAAACTTTAACGAATATGCCAGAAAGCAAAACTAAAAAAGGAATCTGCGTCTACTTACACAAAGACCTGTGGAACGAGATTGACGAGAAACGCGGAGAGAATAGTCGCAACACTTTCTTAAGTGAGGCGATTGAGTTCTCAATGAAGTTCTACGTCCCAGAATCTAAAATAAAACACTCAGAACAAACGTCGACAAAATAGCGACGGACGACGTTACGACTAAAGCGCGGTTTCTGCGCTTTTTTTGTTTGTCTAACTTTTTGTTTTCAGACGTTAGGTTGTTAATTTCTTCGTTCAACACATCGGTCTTTTGTTCATAAGCACCGACCGTTTCTTGCAAGTTGTTTATCTTTCTTTCCTCGATGTTTATTTGTTCCTTCAAGTTGTTAATCACGAGCGAATCAGCAGCAATAACGCTATCGCAGGAGTTCACCAAAGTGATAACATCAACGCGATTAATAGTATCTCGAACAATAACAATATCACGAGTTCTTTGATAGGTGGTTTTGGCTGAAGATTGAGTGGTTTCATAGTATGCAAGTTGTTCTT